TGATTTCTTAAAAGGTCTTTGTAACAATCAACTTGAAATCATCATGGATTATGAATGGAAGCAGATGCAAGAGCAGGCTGCATTCATAAAAGCTAATACCAGAAAATGGAGAGCAAGATGAATAGAAGGATTAAAAAGAAGAAAGCTAAACAACTTGCTCAGAAGAAACAAATAGAATTAGAAAATAAGCTTAGAAAGTTAAGTCAGGAAGAAATTGAAGTTTTATCTAGAATGATTAAGCAGATAGTTTCTGACATCAGTAAGGCTTTTTCTAAAATGTTCGATAGCTTATTTAATTATTTAGAAAATTCGGAGGTAAAATTTGAAGAAATTGAGCGACGAAGACCTCAAAACATTGGACAGAGAACTTTTCAAATTCCAAAACATTCAACGTACAATAGATTTGAGAAGACTAGAATTAGAAACTCGAAACCCAGATGCTCAGAGTGGTCCCAGCGTAGGAATAAGCAAACCTACCGAAACCATCGCAATCAGAATCGCAGATGATCCGACCTTAAAATTCCTTGAAGGGTTCAAAGGGATTATCAACAAACTCTTGAGCAATCTAGTTGATGAAGATAAGGAAATCTTTAATTTGCGCTGGAGATATCCTCAACTGAGATGGGAAGAAATAGCAGAACAGAAATTTATGAGCAAAGCTACAATCTATCGACGTAGAAGGATTATCTTAGAACAGTACGCTATACTGAAAGGTGAGTTGTAAATAAGATTGAGACAAAAGGTATCTTGAAGTCTCACAAAAAAAGGTTTATTATGATAGCATGAACTTCTGAAACAAAAACACACATCACATCTTAGGAGTCATCCTTAATTCTATTCAGAAAAGTTGTCCAACAGAAGTATCGTAAAAAGTCAGCAAATGCTGGCTTTTTGTTTTGTGGAAAGGAAAGGAGGTAGAATATGGAATTTGTATCACCGATAAAAGATAATGATGACATTCAGGCAATGAAAGATTATCTCAGAGAGTGGAATGAGATGTATTATATGTTATTCATTACAGGCCTGAATACTGGCTTGCGAGTCGGAGATATACTTACCTTGAAAGTGAAAGATGTTCAAGGCTGGCACATCAAGCTGAGAGAGCGGAAGACTGGCAAGCAGATAACAAGGCGGATGACAAAAGAACTCAAGAAAGAAATGAGGAGATATGTTGAAGGGAAACCATTTCATCATTTCTTATTCAAGAGTAGGCAAGGGAAAAATAAAGCAATCACTCGTGAGAGAGCCTATCAAATCATTCATGAAGCAGCTGAAGAACTAGGCATCGATAATGTTGGTACACATACAATGCGCAAGACGTTCGGCTATAAATATTACAACAAGACAAAGGACGTAGGAACATTACAGAAGATGTTCAATCATTCATCACCTGCAATCACCCTGAGATACATAGGAATAGAACAAGCAGAGCTTGATGATGCACTACGGAACTTTGTCATTTAATTTTTTAGATATTACTTTCACATAATGAGTTAAGCATAAACTGAAAAAATGAAACGCTTTAAAACCCATGCTTAGTAAGGGTTTGGGATTTAGTGTGAGTTTAACAAAATATAAGATATGTGAAAGTGAGGGGTAAAATTGGTATAGTCCGAGGAAGTGAAACTATGATAAAAATACTAAAGATGATCTCGAATTTTATTTTTAGAAAAGCATCACACAAAAACGAAAAACAAATTTTAGGTAGCGTTGGAAATGAAACTTTAAATGTCGATGTGAGCGAAATGGGAATAGAAGGCACAATCGTTGTCAGCGAAATACATCCAGAATCAATAAGATTTTATAAACACATCAAAGACAACAACAAAATCATTTCTATCAAAGATTATCTAAAATAAAAAAAGAATGAGACAAAAGGCATCTTGAAGTCTCACAAAAAAAGGTTTATTATGGTAGCATAGATTTCTTGTATGAGGAGGGGATAGGTCAAAGGCCTGTCCCTTTTAGCATTGAGAAAGGAGGTTTGAGATGTATAACAAACCTATCAGACCATCCTTGAAATCTAAGAAGTGGGAGAAGTTCCGTGATAAGATTATGCGGAAGTTCGACTATCTTTGTCAAGAAAGTTTGAGGTATGGAATTTCAGTAGCAGCTGAAATGGTACATCATATCTTTCCTGTATCTGAATATCCTGAGCTTGAATTCGTTGAGTGGAATTGTTTGCCATTGACAAACAAGAAACACAATACGTTTCACGATAGAAAGAATGATAAGATTATCAATCAAGGATTATTTTGGCAAAGAAAGAGAAAAAAGGAATTTGAAGAATTTTATGGATACCCCCCACCTCTTTAAAAATTCATTTTGGCCAGTAGGGTACCGGTGAAGGGAACTTTTTCCAAGTCGGGGGCCTTCAAACAAAAAGGGGGTAAAAACTAAGCGATTTTGACGAAAGGAGGTAGTTTTTGGCTAAACCAATTACAGCGAAGTCTATTAAGTCAAAAGTAGTCAAGCAGATGAAAGACTTGGGCACTTATCGTAAAGAGTTCGAAATGATCATTGATATTTTTGCAGGAATGCTCTATCAGTATCAGAAACTTGCTCAAGATTATGCTGACATGGGTTATCCAGTAACAGACACCTACGTCAATAAAGCTGGTGCAGAGAATGAGCGTAAAGTTCCAATCTTGACAGCGATGGAAATTTTGAGGAAAGACATTCTCAGCTACTCTAATCAGTTGATGATGAATCCTAAGTCGCTCGGTGAGGTAGTAGAACAAGAAGGTGATTCAGTTCTTACTGAGGTCCTGAAGTTCAAGAACGAAATCAAGAAGAAGCGAGTGACTGGCAATGGGTAATCTTGGCAAAGCGAAAGAGTATGCTCAGCACGTCATATCTCACAGAGAGGAACATTGTGAGGAGAATATTCTTGCAGCTGAACGTTTCTTGCGTGATCTTGAAAATCCTGAGTTTGAAATGGATGAGGATATCGTTGATTTCGTTGTCCACTTCATCGAAAACACGATAGTCCATCAGCAGGGTGATGATATGTTTGCGGTGTCTATCCGTAACAAGCCCTTGCTCTTGCAACCCTGGCAACACTTTGTGGTTGTTAATCTATTTGGGTTTTACTATAAGGGGTCAAACGAGCGCAGGTTCAAAGAAGCGCTTATCATGCTTGCTCGGAAGAATGGGAAAACCTCATTTACTGCTGCAATCGCACTTGCTTATCAGATATTAGACACAGACAGCGGTTCAAAATGCTACATCGTGGCCAATTCAGTCAAGCAAGCGATGGAAGCCTTTGGATTTTTGAAGTTCAATGTTGAGCGATGGAATGACAAGAACATCCGTATCAAGGACAACAACCAGGAACACTCAATCAGTGCTAACTTTGGTGATGAAGGTTCTTTCTTTATTCAAGCTCTGGCAAATGATGAGAGCCGTCTGGACGCTTTGAATGGAAACGTTGTTGTCATGGATGAAGCTCACACGATGAGAAACAGCAAGAAGTACGGTCTTATGAAGAAAACAATGTCAGCATACCGAAACAGTATGCTTTTTGTTATCTCTACGGCTGGGGATATTCCTACAGGATTTCTTGCTAACCGTCTGAAATATTGTCAAAAGGTTCTCAAGCAATTGGTCAAGGATGATTCCTTGTTCATGTTTATCTGCAAAGCTGACCAGTCAACAGATGGAGATGTGGGCGATTACCTGGACGAGAATGTTCTTAAAAAAGCCAATCCTTCGTGGGGTGTGACGGTATCGCTCAAGACTCTGAGAGAAGAAGCTGAGCAGGCTATGAATGATCCACAGACAAGAAATGAGTTTTTCAACAAGACTTTGAATGTCTTTACAAACTCAATGAACGCTTATTTCAATCCCGATGAGTTTATTGCTTCAGACAGTCGCTATGATTGGACCTTAGAGGAGCTGGCACGCTTGCCTATCCAGTGGTATGGTGGAGCTGACTTGTCAAGGTTGCATGACTTGACCGCTGCTGCTCTTTATGGGGTTTACCATGATGGTGAGAAAGATGTTGATATTTGCATCACACACGCTTTCTTTCCTCGTGTAAACGCTCAAAAGAAAGCCAATGATGACGGGATTCCACTTTTTGGCTGGCAGTCTGATGGGTGGTTAACAATGAGCAATACTCCGACCGTACTCTATGATGATATTGTTAAATGGTTCATCAAGATGAGGGAGAAAGGGTTCAAGATTGCTGCTGTCGGAATGGATAGGAAGTTTGGCCGTGAGTTCCTGACGAAGATGAAACAAGCTCGGTTTAAGATGATTGACCAACCCCAACTTTTTTGGCTGAAATCAGAGGGCTTCAGACGAATTGAGTTCAAAGTTAAGAATAAGGAATTTTACTATCTTCACTCTGACGCTTACGAGTATTGCGTAAGTAATGTTAGAGCTATTGAGAAAGTGGATGACGCTGTGCAATATGAAAAATTAGACGGTGACGGTGGTACTGCAAGAATTGACTTGTTCGATGCCAGCGTTTTTGCTTGCATTCAGGCTCTTGCTAATCTTGGTAAGAATCAGAATGTCATGAGCTTCTTTGATTAGAGAAAGGAGGTGAGGAAAGATGGGGCTTTTAGATAGGTTTTTGAAACGTGGTAAGAGTAGAGGTGGAACGAATGTTATCACTCATTCAGATTTTGGGCTTTATATCGACGGTGACAGCTATGTGCCTTTGGCTCGCAATCCTGATGTGATTACTGCGGTCAATAAGATTGCTGACATGGTATCCAATATGACCATTCATTTAATGGAGAATACTGACAAGGGCGATGTTCGAATGAAAGACGGACTGGCTCGCAAGATTGATGTAAACCCATGCGACAATATGACTCGCAAAACTTGGATTTTCAAGATTGTGCGTGACCTATTGCTATTCGGTGACGGAAATTCAGTTCTTCATGTTGAGTATGATCCTGTGAATGATTACATTTTGAACTTGAGACCATTCGCAATGAGTGAGGTCTCTTTCAAAAGTGATGATGTTGGTTATATCGTGAATTATCGTGGTATTGACTACAACCCAAGCGAAATCGTGCACTTTGTAATCAACCCAGATCCAGACAATCCATTTGTAGGGACTGGATACAGGTTGGCTCTGAGGGATATTGTTAGGAATTTAAACCTTGCTACTCAGACCAAAAAAGGCTTTATGAATGGCAAGAACGTTCCTAGCTTAATTGTTAAAGTTGATTCTTCGAGTGCAGAATTGGCCACGCAAGATGGACGAGACAAGGTTGCTAAGAAATACTTAGCAACAAGTCAGGCAGGTGAGCCGTGGATTATTCCAGACGCTTTGTTGAATGTCGAACAGGTCAAGCCACTAAGTTTAAAAGATATTGCTATCAATGAATCTGTTGAAATTGATAAGAAAACAGTTGCTGGGCTTTTGGGAGTTCCAGCTTTTATTCTTGGAGTTGGTAATTTTGACAAAGAAGAATACAACAACTTTGTCAATACAACAGTCATGAGCATCGCCACGACAATCACTCAAACTTTAACGAGAGACTTACTCGTTTCAAATAATCGGTATTTCAAATTTAATGCTCGCTCGCTTTATTCGTATGACATTACAGAATTGTCATCAGTTGCTGAACAGATGACTAAAAGTATGGCAATGCGTCGAAACGAGTGGAGGGATTGGCTTGGGATGCCACCTGATCCTGATATGGATGAGCTCCTCGCTCTTGAAAATTATCTACCACAAGACAGACTTGGGGACCAGAAGAAGTTGAAAGGAGGTGAGGAAGAGAATGAACAAACGGAATAGTTATCGTACTGCTCAGTTCAAGACACGAGAAGAAAGTGACACTGGTGATTTGATTTTGAGCGGGTACTTTATCAAGTTCGATGAAGTTACTGAATTATGGCCGGGTTACTTTGAGGTAATCAAACGTGAGGGCGTTGAAAAAGCTATCAAAGGAGCTGACATCAGGGCATTATTTAACCATGATGATAGTTTAGTGCTTGGTCGTACTGGTAACGGGACGGTCATTTTAGGAGTTGATGAAATCGGACTTTACGGTGATATCATCATCAACAAGGATGATCCGCAAGCTGTTGGGGCCTATGCTCGTGTTCAGCGTGGCGATGTGATTGGATGTAGCTTTGGTTTCATCCCAATAAAAATCAATACGGAAGAGCAAGCAGATGGTTCGTACCTGGACACTATCTTAGAATTAGAAATCTTTGAAGTCAGTCCATGTACTTTCCCAGCCTATCCACAAACGGAAATTGCTGCACGACAGAAAGACTTTGAAAGTCAACAGCGTGCCAATCGTGAAGCGCTAGATAAGCGCAAAAAAGAAATTAAGGAGAAATTTAACCTATGCACAAATCATTGATTTTAGGCGCTCGTATGCGCAACAAAGCAGACAAAGTGGTAGAACTTGAAGAATCAATCAAAGAATTGAACAAGCGTTCTGAACTTGAAGCGAAGAAATTGGATCAAGCTGGAAATGATGAAGAAGTTTCAGCAGTTGAAAAGAGCCTGGAAAACATCCAAAAAGAATTGGATGAAAAATTGGCAGAAAAAGAGCAACTTGAAAAAGAAATCGAAGATTTGCAAAATCAAGTTGAAGAATTGAATCGCAAAGCCCCGACTTACCCAAGTCAAGAAAAACGTGGAGGACAGAAATTGGAACAACGTGATGCAATCGCTAAATATATTCGTACTGGTCAAACTCGTGACATCGTAGGCTTGAAAACTACTGATTCAGGAAGCGCAGCTTTAATCCCTACTGAAGTTTTGAAACCTCATTTTGTTAACAAAACACGTAATCCACTTTTGGATCTTGTGGAACGTGTGAAAGTTAACAGTGGATCTGGTAAATATCCAGTTATCAAGAAAACGGATGGTGTAATGGTTTCAACAGATGAATTGAAATCAAATCCAGAACTCGGAAAACCAGCAATCAGCGAGATTGATTATTCAATCAAGACTTACCGTGGATATATCCCTGTGTCACAAGAAATGATTGACGACGCAGACTATGACATCATGTCCATTGTTGAAGACGAAGTGTTCAATCAAGGTGAAAACACTGAATTGTCATTAGTTACAGCTGTCCTCAAAACAGCTACCCAAGCAGATGCATCTGGATTTGATGGTATTAAAGATATCTACAACAAGAAGCTTAAATCAATTTATAAAGCAAGTATCGTTGTAACTAAGTCAATGTTTGCTGCGCTTGACAAGGTGAAGGACAAAGACGGGCGCTACATGCTTCAAACTGATGTGGCTTCACCTACTGGCTATTCATTTGGCGGGAAAACAATCTACAAAGTAGATGACACAGTGTTCGGAAACGAAGGAGACATGAAATTCTTCATCGGAGATGTCACCGAGTTCGTCAAAGAGTTTGACCGTGCTCAAGTATCCGTTAAATGGGTGAACAATGACATTTACGGACAATTGCTTGGGCTTTTTATCCGTTTGGATATTAAGAAAGTAAATGAAGAAGCTGGATTCTTCGGAACATACACTGATGTTGTAGCTTAAGGAGGTAGCGTATGAGCTATAAAGTAATTCGTCCTTTCAAGGACTTGTCTGATCCTGAAAAACATGACTACGCTGTTGGCGACATCTTTCCTCGTGAGGGATATGAGCCAACAGATAGTTTTACAAACGGCCTTTTGACTGGTGCCAACACTGCTGGTTCTATCTTCCTTGAGGTTTCGGGAGAGGATGTGCCTAAGAAACCAGCTCCTGAAGCAACAGAAGTGAAGGAAGAGACCGCAGTTGAGCAGGAAGAAACAGTTGAGAAAGCTGCTGAAGAGCCTGCTAAGGAAGTTGAGGAGTAAGCATGGACGAAGGTCAGCTTTTAGAATTGCTGAAGCTTAAGTTGGGTATTTCAACCGACTTGAGAGACAAGCCGTTAAAAAAAATCATTTCAAGTGTCATCACTGAATTGACCGATAATCTCGGTATTGAGCTTGTCGGTGAGCGTGCTGACCATGAAATGTTTATCGTTGACTATGCTGCTTATCGCTATGAGGGTGGGGTGGATATGCCACGTCACCTTCAGTGGCGACTGCATAATTTACAGATAACATCAAAGAAAGAGGTCAAGAATGTGGAATCATGAAATCACGCTGATCTCTAAGAAAGTTACGGGTAAGGATAAGCTACTACAACCAATCTCTGAAGAAATTGAAGTTACTCTATTATGTCGGAAAAAGAAGGTTACTCGCTCTGAATTTTATCAAGCAAATCAGGCAGGTCTAAAACCGAGCTTGGTCGTTGAGGTTCGAAATTTTGAGTATGAGAATCAGGAGTTTGCGAAATTTGAAGGCAAGCAATATCGTATCTTGAAAACCTATCCTATCGATTCTGAAATTTTAGAGTTGACTTTATCAGAGGTATTGAAATGAGTAATGACCTTGCTGATTTGATAGCGAAAGAGCTTGCAGCTTACTCTGATGAGGTTACTGAAGAAGTGGATAAGATTGCAGAACAAGTTGCTGATGAGACTGTGGATGAGTTGAAAGATACAAGTCCGAAACGGTACGGAAAGTATCGTAGAAGTTGGAAAAAGAAGAAGCTGGCCAATGGCTCTTTTGTCGTTTTCAACGCAGTTGCAAGTCTTACTCACATACTTGAGAACGGACACCTTTCAAGAAATGGTGGTCGTGTCGCTGGTATCGTCCACATCAAGCCAGCTGAAGAAAAAGCAATTCAGAACTTTGAGAAGCGTATCAAGGAGATTGGGAAATGAAGCTATCAGACTTTGCTGCTATTTTGGAACAGACAAACTTGCCTGTCACTTATCGAGCGTTTAAAACTGGGAACGCTCCTGACTTACCTTACCTGATCTATTATGAATCGAGTCCAGCCATCAATGCAGCTGACAACACGGTTAATCATCAGATTAAGAGCGTGACAGTTGAGCTGGCTTTTGAGAATAAGGATGAAGATTTGGAAGAACGTCTGGAAGAGCTGTGGGCAACCCACGAGCTCTTTTTTGAAGTTCAAGAAGAAACATTTATCGAGACTGAAAGACTCTATGTCAAGTCTTATACAGTCTATCTATACTAAGGAGGAATGACATGACTCAAGAAAATAAAGTAACCTTTGGTTTAAAAAATGTTCACGTTGCGCCAATCAAATCAATTGGTGCAGATGGAGTGATTGCTTACGATGAGATTTTCCGCTTCCCTGGGGCAATGGAATTGACATTGGATCCAAAGGGTGAATCAACACCAATCAAAGCAGATGACATCGATTATCACTTCATGAACTCAAATGAAGGGTATGAAGGGAAATTCAAAATCTCTCACATTATTGAAATGTTTGCGACTAAGATTTTGGGTGAAATCAAAGATGCTCAGACGGGTGTTTTGACTGAAAAAGCTGATGCAGAATTCACATCATTTGCCTTGATGTTTGAATTTTCAGGGGACAAGAATAAAACACGTCACGTCCTTTACTACTGTTCAGCAAGCCGTCCAGGCAATGGATCAAAAACCAAAAATGGTACAAACGTCAACGAGCGTGAACTTGGCTTTAAGGCAAGTCCTCGTCCTCTGGATTCAGTTGTTAAACGTTCTATCACATCAGCTGATAATAAAGAAATTTATGACAACTGGTTCAAGAAAGTGTATGAACCTACTGCGGTGGCAGCTTAAGGAGAAGGTCTATGCGTAAAATCGTTTTGGTTGGTGATCAGGAGTATGAGTTAGGAACTAATGGCTATACTCCTATCGCCTACAAGCAACAATTTGGGAAAGATTATTTTCAAGATTTGTTCTCGATGTTGAAAAATCAATCATTCATGAATGAATTGAACAAGCTGGATGCTGAAAAAAAATTGACAGCGACTAATATTGATATTTCGATGTTGTCAGATTTTGACATGACCTTTTTCAACCGTCTTTTTTGGACTTTTGCTAAATCTGCAAATCCTCACATCAAGCCTTATGAACAATTCTTCATGGAAATGGAAGTCTTTCCGATTCAGGAAGTTGGGCCTGTGCTGATGGAAATGCTGAATGCGAGCATGACGACAAAAAAGCACCAGATGAATCAGAATCAGCTAGCGAAGAAATCTTCACAGTAGAATCCTATTTGTCCTGCTGTAAAGAAACTGGTCTGTCTATCGATGATCTAAAGCATATTTCAATCGGAATGGCGCTGGATTATCAGACGGATTATGTGAATTTACGGAGTGAGGACAAAGGTGGCGAACGGAAGGCCACGCAAGCTGATTTTGACAGTTTTTAAAGAAAAATGAGTGCTGAGAGAGCGATTCTGAGACCAAGTTCTTTGGTCTGACTGCATTATCAGTCGTAGAAGTTCTCTCAGTGCTTTTCTATTTTTTTGAGAAAGGAGGAAATATGGCAGGAAATATCAAAGGTATCAAAATTGAAATCGATGGCGACACGCAACCCTTGCAGAAGGCGCTGAAAAATGTCAATAAGGCTGCTACTGATGCAAGTCAGGAGTTGAAACAGATTGACAAGGCTTTAAAATTTGATACAGGGAATGTGACGCTCCTGACTCAGAAGCAAGAAGTCTTGCAAAAGCAAGTTGCGACGACTAAGGAGAAATTGGAAACCTTGAGACAAGCTCAGTCTCAGGTGGAACAGCAGTTCAAAAATGGGAATATCGGTGCTGATCAGTACCGTGCTTTTCAACGTGAAGTCGAAGTTACTCAAAATGTCCTAAAAGGATATGAGGGTAAGCTTGCAAGTGTGAACCAGGCACTTGCTGAGAATGGGAGTGCAACTAAAAGTAACCAAACGCAACTGAAAGAATTGCAGAGTGAACAGAGTCAACTTGCTTCAGAGATGAGCAAGGTGACAAGCTCATTCAAACTGCAAGAAAGTGCTTTGGGTTCAAATGCTAGTGAAGCCGAGAGAAATGCTCTTGCTCAGAAAAAGATTGGTGCCCAGTCTGAGATTGTAAGTAAACAGATTTCTAATCTAGAACAGCAATTGGAAATTACCAAAAAAGAATTTGGTGAGAACTCCACAGAAGCTAACAAGATGGAAGCTGAGCTCAATCAGGCAAAGACCGCTTTTAATCATCTCAATGATGAGATGAAGGGAACCAAGTCTGCCGCTGATAGCACTCAAGAAAGCTTAAGTGAAATCTCGAGAAATTTAAGAGTAGAACTACTTCAACAGTTTAGTGAGAAGTTGAGTGCTATTTCAGAAAAGCTTGTGGAAGTAGGAAAAGAAGCGTTAGAAGCAGCAGCTCAAATGCAAGCTAGTAATGCTCAATTTACTACCGTTTTCGGAGATATGGAAATCCAAGCAAGAGAAGCGTTGAATGCTATTGGTCAGGAAATGGATATTGTCCCAGAGCGATTGCAAGGATCATTCACTCAGATGGCTTCATTTGCCAAAACTTCAGGATTGGATACAGCAGAAGCTTTGGATCTTACTTCTCGTGCAACTAGGGCAGCAGCAGACGGTGCAGCCTTCTATGACAAATCTATTGAGAGCGTAACAGAGAGCTTACAATCTTTTTTGAAGGGAAACTTTGCTAACGATGCCGCTCTTGGCATTTCTGCAACAGAAACGACCAGGAATGCCGCTGCAAATAAATTGTACGGAAAGTCATTCAAGGACTTGAGCGAAGCGCAGAAGCAATTGACATTGCTTCAGATGGTTGAAGACGGGAATAAACTTTCAGGAGCACTTGGACAGGCTGCAAGAGAATCAGACGGCTTAGAAAACGTGATGGGGAATCTGAAACAAGCTGGGACCAATGCATTATCTGCTATAGGTCAGCCACTTTTAGAAATGATGATTCCAGTTTTTCAAACATTGGCAAGCATTGTGAAGGGTGTGGCTGAGCTGTTCAGTTCCTTACCTGCTCCAGTAAAAGATTTTGTTGTTATTTTAGGAACAGTTGTGACTGCTGTAGGGGTCATAGCCCCCATATTCTTATCGTTGCAAGCCCTTGCTGAGTTTTTAAAAATATCTATTGGAGAAATGATAATTGCCGCATTGCCAATTATTGGAACAGCTATTGCAATTGCTGCTGCAGTTGCTGCAATTATTGTTATTGTGAAATATCTCTGGGAAACTAACGAAGGTTTTCGAGATGCGGTCACGACCGTTTGGAATGCGATTCTTGAAGTTATCAATGCAGTCGTATCAGAGATTTCTAATTTTGTCATGAGTATCTTTGGAACGGTTGTTGCTTGGTGGACGGAGAACCAGGAACTTATTCGAGCAAGTGCTGAGACTGTCTGGAATGCTATCTATACGGTTATAAGCACAATTCTGGAAATTTTAGGTCCACTCATTCAAGCTGGTTGGGATAATATCCAACTTGTCATTACAACAGCTTGGGAAATCATCAAGACCGTTGTTGAGACTGCAATCAATGTTGTTCTTGGTGTTATCCAAGCAGTTATGCAGATCATTACTGGTGATTGGTCAGGAGCCTGGGAAACCATCAAGGGGGTGTTCTCAACTGTATGGAATGCTATCCAAAATGTTGTTCAGACCATCTTCACAGCTATCCAATCGTACATTTCAAATACGATAAACGCCATTTCAAGCACAATTTCAAATGTATGGAATGGAATTTTAAGTACAATTTCAAATGTATTAAATGGTATTTCAAGCACTGTTTCAAGCGTGTGGAATGGGATTAAAAATTCCATCGGCAGTGCTATCAATGGGGCGAAAGACCTTGTCAGTACGGCTATCAATACCATCAAAGGATTGTTCAACTTCAGCATTAGTTGGCCACACATCCCACTACCTCACTTCTCTGTAAGTGGTTCGGCCAACCCATTAGATTGGTTGAGCCAAGGAGTGCCAAGCATCAGCATCGAATGGTATGCCAAAGGTGGTATCATGACGAAACCAACCATTTTTGGAATGAATGGCAATAATCTTATGGTTGGTGGTGAAGCTGGGAATGAAGCGGTATTACCACTCAATGATAAAACACTTGGAGCCATTGGTCGAGGTATCGCTCAGACAATGGGTGGAACTTCACCGACCATCAACATTACCATTACTGGTAACACTGTCAGAGAAGAATCTGACATCAGTCGGATTGCTGATGAGGTGGCTCAGCGGATTGCTGACGAGTTGCAACGTAAGACACAATTGAGAGGAGGGTTTACATGATAAAGCATAATGAACTTGTGATTGACGGTGTGAGAACATCGTCTTTTCCATTTAAAGTCATTGTCCATGATTCTCCTTCAATTGCTCTGGGAGAGAGCAAGACAGCTCTTTTGGAGCATGGTGGTATCAGTGGGGCAATCGTTCAGACGAACAAACATAGGGAATTGGTCAAGAAAACCTATACGATTTACTTGGTCAAACCTACTGAAGAACAGATGAACCAATTTATGAGTCTGTTCATCCGTGAGAAGTTCTGGTTAGAAAGTGAGCGAGTCAAAACAACTCGTCTTTGGTGCTATAAGGTCAACGTGAGCGACCTTGAAGAAGTGCAACCTGGTCTTTATATGACTAAAGCAACTTTCACTTGCCACCCTACCAAATACTTTAGAGAAAACGATACACAGAGATTGACAAGAAGTGGGACTTTGACTGTTCAAGGTTCTGCTCTTGCATTTCCTAAAATCACAATCGTTGGCCAGAGCGCTTCTGAAACTTCGTTTACAATCGCTGGTCAGGTCATTCGCCTTGAAAGTCTTACTGAGTCGATTGTGATGGTCAACAATCCTGACAATCCTAGCCTTAAAACGACAACAGGGAAGCCAGTGAAATGGTCAGGGGATTTTATCACAGTTGATCCA